ATAGCATCGAATGAATCAATACCAGCAGCAGCAGTGAAACCAACATTTACATTACCTCTATCTTCAATAGCAGCAAATAAACCTTGTGTACCTTTAGTAAGTGCTTTAATAGCAGCACCACCATTTTCAGATAATTCACCTTCAACCATAGACATTTCTAAGTAATCTTCAAATCTAAGTCTTGTTTCAGACTCAGCTTTAAGATACCATAAATATCCAGATGTTCCGTCTTCAGTAGCAACTTCAACCCAACCGATTTGTGCAGTATCAGAACCAGATACAACGTATTTACTTCTAATAATGATTGGTGAGTTAGAAAATTGTGTGAAAGCAGGATCAACACTGATATATTGATCACCAGTTACAGCACCTGCAGCGTCTGGAGCATTGCTTACAGACTGACCTTTTTGTACGTCAGAACCGTAAACAAAGATTTTACCAGTTGCAGCAAATCCTTGTAAATCAGCAGCTGTGTAAGGAAGAACGTTTAATACACCTGTAGCAGTATTACTAGCAGATACATAAGCTTTAATTTCTTTACCAGCATCATCCATAATAACGATAGTACTCTTAGGAGATACTACGTTTTTTACTGTAGCTGTTACAGTAATTGTAATAGTGTTTACACCTGCACCGTTTCCGATAGCAACACCGTCATATGCAATGTGTACCATTCTTAAGAATCCAGATAAAGTTCTGTTACCATATCTTTCAACTTCTTGTTCGTAGATTTCAGGAAGATATTGCTGTGCAAAATCAGCAAAATCGTTACCTGCCTTATCCGTCCACTGTAAGTAGTTACTGTTAAGTAACTCTTGTTTTTGTGATGGGACAATAGACCCAAATTGTGGAGTTAAACTCATTTTAATTAGTTTTAATTGTTAAATTTCCTTGTTTTTATTCTAAGTTTTGAAGCATCAGAGCCACTTATTGCTCGAACTTTAATACCTTTAACAAACACATCTCCTGAAGCTTCTTTTCTAGGCTCAGTACTTAAGTTTTTAGTTTTAGCAACTAATTCTTTAGTAGCATCTGCCTTACCTTGCTCGTAAAAATGTTTTGCAATAGTATCAGAATTTCTTGCAGCATACATGGCTTTGTGGTATCCTTGTGGGTCAACTAACATGCCATCTTTGTCTAAGAACGTCTCGACAAAGTTTGTAATATCTGTTTGATTTTCCACTATTTCGTTAGGATTTCTTACTCCGTACCTAAATTTTTTATCACCTACTTTAAAATCAAAACCTTTGAATTCATCAGTAAAAGTATCTTTAGTTACTTTTTGAAAAACCTCTCTTTGTTTAGATAGTGTTTTCTGATCTTCGTTGTATCGGTTGAAAAAATCTATAGCTTTTTGTTGATCAGCATTTACATTTGATCTCAACTTGATTTCATCATAGTATTTGCTTTTTAAATCGTTTAAATAGCTTTTAGCTTTTCCAACTTCTTCTTTGAACGCTAATTTTTTCTTTTTAATTTCGCGTTCTTCATCAACATCTTCATCTACTTTAAAATTATCTTCCATTAAGAAATTAACTTCATCGTAGCTTAAATGTGGACGAGTATTTTTATAATATTCTCTTAACAATGCTTCATTATCAATGTTTTCATAATCAGCATTTAATCTTACATAATCTTCTACCGTTCCTCCAGTTTCTTCCATAAATGAAACTAGTTTTTCTACATTTTCAGGTAACTGTTTTACCGGAGCTTCTACTTTTTTTATTGGCTCAGGTTTTTCTTTTGTTTCTTTTTCTTTTTCTTCTTCAGTTACTGGTATTTCTTCAATAACATTCTCAGCGGTCCCTTCGTGTGTTTGTCCCACTTCTTGCAATCCCACCTCGGATCCTTCTTCGCGTAACACGCTGCTCTCTGTTTCTTGCTTTTGAACGGCATCTTTTTCTTCTGTTTTAGTTAAATCAACTTTAATTGGTTCTGCTGCTTTTTTTTGAGCTGCTAAATCAATTTTAATTGTTTCTTCTGGAACTGTTAATTTTTTAGGTACTCTTTTCTTTTTAACTTTAAAGTCACCTTCTTGTTTAACAGGTTCATTTGTTTTAGTTTCTGACATAATATAATATAATTAAATAATTAATAAATAGTTTTATCTAGGTTCAAATTGTTCTAAATCAAAACCACCTAAAGAATCAAAACCAGCTGATTCAAAATCAGTAGGCAAAGCGTTGTTCTGTCTTTGCTGTATTAATTGAGACTCTTGTGTGCCTTGCATTTTAATTCTTTTATCTTTTCTGTTTTCTATTTCTTGTTCTTTTCTTCCTTCTGCATCTGCTTTAATTTGAGCTAATTGCATGTTATAATTAAACTCTTCAGCCATTAATTCTTTTTTAATACTAGCTTCAGTTTGCATGCGTTGTATTTCAAATTGAGATTTTGCTTGTTCTATTTGAACTTCAGTTTCAGCTAATGCTTGTCTTTTCTGCATTTCAGCTAACGTTGCTTGTTCAGCAGCTTGAGCATTAGCAGCAGCTTGAGCTTGTATATTAGCTTGTTGAGCTGCTTGATCTTTTTCTAATTTCTTTTTACGCTTTTGCTTTAGTAATTGATTAGCTAGTTTTAAATTTTTAACTTGTCTAATATCTATAGCATCATCTAAATCTATACCACCAGAAGCTAAAGCAACTTGTATGTTTTGTTCAAGCTGTGCTTTTTGCTCTTCGTCTGGTTCTAATTCTAAAAATATACCAAAGTCTTGTAAACTTTTTTCTTGTAACTCTTCTAATGTACCTGTATTGTATGCAGATATAGAATCTATTAAAGCAGCTCTAGTTAAAGGATATTGAAGAACATCTGCTATTCTTAATGAAATGTTTTCACATATTCTTAACGTTAAATATAAACTAGCTTTCATTAAATGCCTTAAAGCTGTATTAGAATTAGCTGCAGCAATTTTTTGTAAACCTACTAAAGCTTTTACATCAGGAGTACTTGCATCTGTAGCTTCGTTTAACCCGGTCACGTCTCTTATCATTTGTAAATAATATTGATACGTTTGTATTAAACTAGCTATTTTTTGTCCACCTGAAGATGTTTGTAATTCTTGAATAGGTACTTTACCTCTATTTATATCACCTTCCTGCGTCATTGATAGTACCATTACCTAAATCAACTTCAGCTAAACCATCAACATCTACAAATACACCATCTGGAACCATACGAGATAACACTTGTTGTAATTTTAAATGTGTTAATTGAATCATATCAGCAAAACCTGTAATACGGCTTACTGTAGACTCAATCATACCTTTATATAATTTAGGAGCACATATACAGTAATTCATATTTACTTTACTAACATTAGAGTTAGGTCTAGTCATATTTTCAGAAAGTTTCCATTCCAACATCATATCGTGACCTAATATTTTAGCACCTGTATATAATACCTCTATAGCTCTACCAACTCTCTCAAAATTGTCATTAACTGGAGGATTAAATGTATCTGGCTTTTCTAATGCTTTTTCTAAACCTTGTTCAGTTTGTTTTATTTTAAAAACTTGATTACTATATGTTTTATATTCAAAATATAATACCTGAACCTGATTATAAGAATCTTGTTGAGCATAAAAGTTTCTAGTGTAATTAGCATCACCAGGATATTTTTCTATTTTTTCTAACTCTTGATCAGTTAACCATGGAAATTGTTTTTTTACTTCTACTAAACTCATTGATTTAACCTCACCTACATAGTATATATCTTCAAAATTTGGATCTTCTGTGTAAGAATATACTAAATTAGCAGGATCAACATATTCAATATCAATTCCATTCGCTAAATTAAAATTAGTTTTTGTTGCACCTATACCTATTACTGTTAAATCTTCTATTAATCTTCTTTTAACTAATTCATACTTATTAGCTTGTAATACATTATCAATAGCTTCTTCTTCTGCAATTTCTATAGACTGCTTGTAACTTAATTGCATATGTAAGTCTAAATCCTCTTGAGTTTCAGGAATATTGTTAGGATCAGCGCTATTAAAGAAATTTAAACCTGTAGCTTCTTTAGTAGCTTGTATCATTTCTTTAGCATACATATCACGCATTATAGCGTCTGCATATTTTGTTCTTTGCTTTAATGATTCAGGATCCTACAAATTTAGGTATAATAGGTACTGGTTTCCAGTCTAAATTAAGATATGATAAGTCACCGTTTACAGCAAGTTCATCTTTATATTTTTGAACAGGTTGTTCACCTCTAGCATATAGTCTTAATCTATGAAAATTTAACCAGCTGTTTTGGTATCTGTTACCCATACCTCCTCTATCTCCAGAAAACCACTCTCCTTCAATAGCTCTACCTACAGCGTAACCATATTCCATTGTTTGCTTTTCCGCGTCCGGTACCACCTGACTAGGAAATGAACCTGCATAATTATATGTTATCATCTATTTTATTATTTTTGAAATATTTCCTTTATTACTATATTTTTTAAAACCTAATGGTTTTGGTGTTAAAGTTCTAGTAAATATGGGTTTATACATATTTTTATTACAACCCATTATTGCTAAACCACTACTAATAGAAGCATCATGTTTTGTTCGATTATTTATATCAAACTTAGCCCAGTCTTCTAATGTTTTTTGAAAATACATATCACCATATTTTAAACCTAAATTACCAATGTAAGTTATATCTTCACTTGAATTAGGTATACCACCTATTTCTCTTTCTGTTACTGAAAGTTTCATAAAAAGTTTATCAGGTCTGTTCATGCTAAAACCTCTATAACCTCTTCTTTTAAAATGATACAGCAATCTTGGCTTTCTTCAAAAAATATTTCAGCTGTTTGTGGTCTTGATATATATTCTAAAAAAAACATATTTGGAGGTACGTTTTCCATAGAAAATTTAGTAAGTCCGTGTAACGAACCGTTTGATCCTCTAGAGTCTACTGTTCCAGATATGTCATAAGGGTCACATCCAAAACATCCTGTATGTTCGTTTCCTGGATATTTAACACCATTTTTAATTATAACATTGTTTTGTAAATGTTTAGGTGGAACCCATGAAACATTAAATCTACCGTTTTCATTTGGCATAAAAATAACTCTAGTATCTTTAATACCATTCTCCCACATAAAAGATCCTTTAGTTACTATTTTGTAGCTATTTGTATCTTCGTTAAAATCTATTTGTTCGTATATCTTTACTAGATTAAATAAAGAAGCTTTAGATTCATCTCTAAAAGCATGTTGAGTTGTTCTTGGAAACTGTCTGTAAAATTCATTTAAAGCGTTTTGATCTTGTTTTAATCCTTCAACTTCATTTTCCCAATATTTAATAACTCCAATATCAATTTTATCTCCTCTAGGTCCAATGATTGGTTTTCTAGGTGTGTCGAACACAGGTAATCCATAAGAATCAATGTATCCTTCGTAATTCCATTCCATAGG